AGGGGTATCCATGTTGATGTTAATTTATAAATCAACCAATCAACCCAACCACAAGCCCGCTAACCTTCTTAAATATTTTTTGAAAAATTCAAAAATTAAGGGTTGACAAAACTTACCCCCTGCCGCATCATCCTTGAACTGGCTTGGCCAGACTACATATGAAAACTAAATTAATATCCAATGACGGAAAGCAGGCGACAGTCTGCCTAGTAAATGAAGACGGTTCACAAGGACCACAACTCACGCTTGCTCTTGAAAATAGCTCAAAAGGGAAAACACCATTCACCTATTGGGGATTCACCTATGGAACACAAGCAGTCAACGATCTACAAGACTACGTTGACTGGATTTGCCAACTAAAAAATAACGGTTCAATTGATTGTGAAGCAGACGAATTCATTAGGGACGCCATTGCCTACCGGCTCAACAATGGAGCATTTAAGACCGCTCAAAAGACCAGCAAAGATGGTGAACGTCTTGACAACTTGGGCATTGAGGCAAAGCTCGACAATGTCACAAATGCTCTTGCCGGTAAAGAGTGCTTCAAAATCAGAACTCCCGGCGAGTCTCAATCTACACTCAAAACCAAACTAAAGGAGACTGAGGAACGGCAAGCGCGAATGGATGAAATATTCAAAGAACGCAGGAAACTTGAAATTGCATCCCGCAAAGCAAAAGGAAAAGCACAAGATGAAATCTATGCCAAAATGGATGCGCTTGATGCAGAACACGACAAACTGAACGCATAAAACCACAAGGGGGGTGCAATTGCACCCCCCATTTGTATAAATGAACAAATCAGAACTTGAAACATTTGCTAAAAATCTTGGCTTATCTAGGCCAAACGATAAGCAATTTAAAAATACATTCCCTGCTGAAGATTTCGTAGACAACAACGGAATTCCAACCATAAGTGGACCACCGCCCAAAGAACTGGCTGCTGCAATTGGCTTTTATATATTTGCAGCGTGTGAGGCATTGGATGATTTTTGTATAAACAAAAATGTATTTGGTGGGTGGAACAGAGTCACATGCTATCACCGATTTGACGAGGAAACAGACACGGAGTCTTGTGTTTGGGGTGCTTGGGAGTCTCATTGCACCTCAGATTTTATCGCTCATTGTAAAGAGCGGCTACCTTGGGTTGAAATATGGAAATAAAATCACAAAAATTAGAAACATCTTGGCTAAATATCTTGTGTGGACCGCGCATTTCTTATGATCCCCTTGCATATACTTGGCCAGAGATTAAAGAACTTCCGAAATCAACAAATAAAAAAAGAGCGCAAGCCCTATCTAACAAGCTCATTGGTACACAAGATTCACCAAAAATGATGGGCAACGGTGAATCAACCATTTACAACTCACTTTTGCATTTCACATACGCAGTAGACAACAAAATAAACTGCGTTTGGCCTTTCCCTGAAGAACATTTGCACCCTGCCATACAATGTGAATTGCCTAATCTAATTCTTAACCTAATTTACGAGTGGCCAATTGCCGATCTGATGGGGTTGCGTGAAAAACTAGATGAATTATTCACCTTGAAAGTATTAATCCCCACACACTCTGAGAATTTTATTCTGCGTGTGCAGAATCTAATAAGAAAAGGAAAACTAAAAAATACAAATGTAACTATACACTACCATGAAAACTGAAACCATAGTCAAGCAAATGCTGACAGAGAACACAGGCCGTCACATGTTAGATAGTGGCGGGGCAAATAATCGCCACTGGCAACGCAACCAAGGCCGTGATTTCGACAACGAGCCAGAGACAACAGCGGAGTTCTCAATCTACAAAGATGAACTAGACATCTGCATTACTCACAGCCTCTACCACTGGATGATCGACAGGCTAGACTACGATGAGCGCATTGATTCTGCTTTTCAAAAGTTTGCTACACGCAAATCACAAGTTGATTTACACTGGCCGACAGTAGTTGAGAACTTCATCAAGTGTTTCAACGCAACTTCTATTATAGGTCAAGATCCAGTGGGTGAGAATACTTACAATGGTGAGTGTCTGCTGTCACAAACAATACAGTACACACAATTCACCATTCACGGTTGCGATGATTATGTGGCAATCCAAGTCCACAACGGTGCTGATGTTCGTGGTGGGTACACAATGCCACGCATCTTTAGTTGTGGCGAAGAGGTTTTTTACTACACAGACGCACATCTTTACGCGCCAAACACGCTTGACCCCAAGCAAACCATCATGCCATTTGGAACAAACGACAACTCACACTCTTGGTACACAGACGACGGTTACAACTTCTATGGAGACGGTTGCGAAGACCTTAAAACCTACAAGGCAACTGATGATCCACAACTGCGAGGTCAAGGACTGATCTTCGTTGAAGACGGCAACGCCTACTCTCCTATCAACGGCGCACAACTGGAGGCCACAACATGATCCTACAAATCAAGTGTGAGTGGTGTGACAAGATGTTTGATCCCACCAAGAGAAATCAAACCAATCATATATCTACATACAACCCTGAAACAGGCACATACTCCAACGGCAAGAGGCCCAAGTATTGCTCAACTAAATGCGCCCAACGTTTTGCGGAAAGGAAAAGACAGTCAAGAGGAGAAGGTGCAAGGCTGAACGATGAGCAAAGAGCAGAAAGAAGAAAGCTCAAGAAAAAGTGTGACGAGTGTGGCAAAGAGATGCTTGCCTATAGGTATGAGTGTCCAAACAAGATGCTTAATTATTGTAGCTATGGGGCCAAGAGTTGTGAGAGCAAAGCAAGAATGCGTAAGCAAAAGAAAAGCCCTGAGTATGAAGCACACCTAGCAAGGTGCAGACAGAAGACAAAAGAAAACCAGAAAAAAGAACATGGAAGGAATTGTGTCCAGTGTGGTGAGTGGTTCAAGTTCACCATCGGTGTGAGAACATACAAGAAAGTCAGTGAAGCAGAATCGCTGGCCAAAGTCGGCTCACGGGATTGGGCCGGTAGAGTAGAGAAATCCATCCCATTTATTTATTCATCACAGAAATACTGCAACAAAAAATGCTATACCTTGGCCATGCGTATAGCTGCAAAGAGTTGGGCAAAACCGCTTGTGGAAAAGGTGCAAGCGGTGTGTAAACGTCCCGAATGTTCAAACACTTTCACCACTACAAAAGGCAGACTTAACAGGAGCCACAATCCTAAAAGATACTGCTCCCAAGCTTGTTCCGTAAAGCACTACAGGGAACTACACCCGGAGATGGTAGAGAAGAACTACCTGAGACACCTCAACAGAATGAGGAACAACCGTGAGGCTCAACTAAAGAGAAACACCTATATGAGAACTTTAAGAAAAACAAGTCCATCATACGCAGTGGCCTGTCGCCTGAGAGGTAGGGTGAGAGATGCATTAATGCTAGAGTCAGGCTTGAAAAAAAGAATGTCTACTGAAGAATTAGTAGGTTGCTCCTTTGATGACTTGGTGATTCACATTGAATCAAAGTTCACAGCGGGCATGAACTGGGATGTATTCCTAAAATCCGGCGGTAAAATTCACATCGACCACATCATGCCATGTGCGGCATTTGATCTAACCAATGAAGAGGAGCAGCGTGAATGCTTTCATTGGTCAAATTTACAACCGCTATGGGCGGTTGACAACCTAAAGAAAGGAAAGAAAATAGTATGAGAAAAATAGCACAAGACGCAGCTCGCGCATTTCGCAATGATCGCAAATTCACACGCGACAATACGCAAGTTAGAACAACAAAGACAATCGCTGGGCCAATGACTGAGTTAATCTTGCACGGTCACGTTATTGCTCGACGACGCAACGGTCAACTCTTCGTTACACTAGCGGGTTGGCCAACACCCACAACCAAGTCAAGACTCAACGCCTTGTTTGCTGAGTATGATAGAAGTATTCGGTTCTTTCAAGAGGACCACGAACAATACCTCGGTTCATTTGTGGGCCATCAATGGACACAACCTATTGACAGTCGGAGTTGGTACAAGGTAATAGACTTTTATCCAAACACACTGCGAGATGAATTAGGAATAGAAAGGGTTAGCAGATATGGACTATAATTGGTGGGATAATGATTTTGCTTACGGCAAACGGTCTAGAAGAGGTAAGCATCACAACAGCAAGTTTTCACGCAATTGGTTAACTCAGAAAAGCAATGGTCAACTTGTGCTGCGAAAGTATCCGGCTAAAAACAAGTACTTTGAATCTTATATCAACGATTGGGAAGATCCACCTGAGTGCAACAAAACAATAGATCAATACAAGTACATGCTAGAACACAAGGTACACTGTTGCATTCCTCCACTAGAAGTACTACCACCAAAAGACTACTCAATTTTTAATTCTTATATAGGACTAATATGAATAATTATTGTAAAAGTTTTGATGATGCTTTTAAGAAGTTTGCTATACGGCATGGACTGAATAGGAGTGAGGTTGGTCTACATGAAAGTAGAACAGCAAACTACAAGACAAATTATCCTGACAAAAAGTATAGGATAAACAGGGCAAGAAAAATCTACGGCAATCCTGACAAATGGGTGCGCTGGGCAAGAAAGGAAAATAAATGGGACTAGATCAAAGAGCGTATGCCACAAAAGGTGGCAAGGAAATAACATTAGCCGAGTGGCGCAAGCACAATCGGCTACAAGGCTGGATGGATAATCTCTATCGCAGTCGAGGTGGTGACGAAGTATTCAATTTGATACCAATTGAATTAACTTCTGATGATATAGATGAACTAGAAGAGACAGTCCGTGGTGCAATGTTGCCGAAGACTGAGGGATTCTTCTTTGGTAGAGATTCGTATGATGATATGAATTATCACACTACCAATGATTTAAACTTCGTTGCAAAAGCAAGGAAAGCACTTGCCGATGGCTGCACTGTAACCTATGAATGTTTTTGGTGAACCAATCGCTATGTTTTGTGTGCCGGTTGTAAGCCATACCAGCATCATAACCAATAGCAACATTATTTGTACCCGTGGTAATTCACCGATATGCTTGGGAGATTCCGCCCGATGAGGAACTTCTGGATGAATGGATGCATCGAATCTGCAAGAGAATCAACAACAGATCTTGCCTTAAAATCATCGAAAAATGCGGAGTCCTCAACACTTGTGTTGAGGGCTATAAACGTGCGTATGTGTTTGCATTCACATACGTCACAATACATGACAAAAACCTAAAAGAAATAGACAAACTAATATATGAACTATAACTATCAAGTCGTTAGTCGATCAATTTTTGATCGAGGAGGAAACAAGATCGAAGGTTACAAAGGAAACTTTCGACAAGACACAGGTGAATGCCTTGCTGTTACATCAGACAAGTACAAGATTATTCATCACCAAAATGTTCTCGATACTATCGAGGATAATCTGGACTTTGGCCCTTACAAGCGCAAGGTCTATTCAATCAACGGTGGTCGGCGCATCTATGCCGTCTATGATTTCAACGATCAACGCCGTCAAATACAACCGGGAGATGATGTTGGCTTTCGCCTGTTGGCCAAGAACTCATACGATGGTTCAACTGGTGTTATGTTGGGGGCTGGTTTACTTCGCATGGTTTGCTCCAACGGCATGATTGTGATGTCGGACAGCAAACAAGTGAGTCGCCAACACTCGACCAACATTAACTTGGAGTTCCTTGAAGAGACGATTAAGGCATCCAAAGAAAGCTGGATTGCTTCTGTTGAATTCTTCAAGCACATGTCAACCAAACTAATTACTCCGCTTGAAGGTACGGAGTTCTTGGATTCGCTTGCAGAGAAGCCTGTCAAAGTTGCCAAGAAACATATTGAGGAGATCAAGAAGATCTGGCTAAAGCCAACCTATGATCTGGACAGAACACGCAGCACTTACAATCTATACAATGCTGTCACTCAATATCTCACGCCTCTTGCTGATGATAAGTTTGAGTTAACGCAACGTGTCTCCAAGCAAATCCTTGCAAAGCTAACATGACACTTGATGCATGGGGTCAACGAGAGAATGAACATCCTCCTGTTGAGCCAGAGAAAAAACAGTGGATTACGATAACACTCTCGTTTGAGTGGTCATCCTACAACGATCATCCTAGTGATTGGAATTGGTCTAAACTATTAGAGGAAGCCATAACGAGTGAAGTTATAATTGATGAGTACAAGGATGAGTAAACTTATCACGCAAGATCCGCACATGCTTGAGCAAATTAGATTTGCTCAAGTGTTAGCATGTCACGACTCCCCCGTCTTGGTGACGGGGGAGTCTGGTACGGGTAAAGAGCATTTTGCTGAAATTCTACACGGCAAGCGTACTCGTAAAGACACAACTCGCGGCTCCAACTTTGTAGCCGTTAACACAACCACACTGGCTGAAGATCTTTTTGAATCTCTTATGTATGGTCACATGCAAGGTTCATTCACGGGAGCAACCCGTGAAACAGGTGGCCTAGTGCAACATGCAGAAGATGGCACTCTATTCCTCGATGAAATTGGTGAGTTACCGCTTCCCTTACAGCCCAAATTATTGCGGTACATACAAGAGAAGAAGTTTCGCAAAGTCGGAGCAACAAAGATGGTTAAGTCCAAGTGTCGAATTGTCTGTTCTACAAACAGGGATTTGCGTGAGATGGTAAGGGAAGGCAGCTTTCGCCTCGACCTATTCCACAGGATCAGCGTCTTTGTTATCCAAACCACACCACTCCGAGATAGACCAGATGACCTTGCTCTATATATCAAGAAGCAAGGTTTCGATAACCCGAAAGAAATCACTGAGAAAATCTTGAAGCTAACGCCACTCTACGGCAACTACCGTGAATTACAAAGCATCCTTGCTCGGTACAAGTTGTTGGGTGAATTAATCAACTATTAACAATAACTCCGAATCGGTTGGCATGCAAGTTGCTAATATGTTAATCGGTTTGCTTTTTAAACCTTACTATGCAATACAAATTAGAAAAATTCATTGATGGAGACTTCCGTAAAATCTCTTTTTACGTTCCGGTCTTTGAGAAGTTAAGCGAAGCAGTCGAAGCCTACACAGAACCTACTGTTTTGGCCCTGCTCAATCAACAAGTTCAGTCTAGGCTACGCACAAAAGTGAAAAATAGTCTGCCAAAAAACTTGCCAAGCTCACAGCTTCATCGGTACAAAGATGAGCTTTATCGCAAACACCCTGACGGTTGCATCTTCTCCAAGGAAGATTGTAACGGCTGGCATCCAACAACAAGAGAGTTATCCGCAAAGAAACTCTTCATTATGTCACAACAGGCTATGGCCAATGGTGATACAGATAAAGCAAAGGAATTAATGGAGCAATGCAAAGCGAAGACACTAGCATAAAGCCAAGACGCTCAACTTATTCACCAGCAGCGGCCAAGCAGATTCAACCTATCTTGGATCAGCTATTGGAGACAGGGCGGGACGCTTACATGTCGTCACAAGAGACTAACATGACTCCCAACACATTGTACGTTAAGTTTAATGATGGTTTTAAGTTCATCATCGACAACTTTAACGAGGACAAATACACACTACTACGACCTCGTGTTGCTGTTCGCAAGATGGACAATGGAATCCTTGTCTACTTCAAGGACACAACAAAGAATACAATGGCTCTCCGTGAGATCGAATACGAATTCAACGATTCAATCAAGTGGAAGAATGATCTTGAGACATGGTACAAGACTGCCAAGGACTCTGAGTTATTTGAGCGAAGTGTCGCTGTGAACAATGATGATAAAGAGTGGGTCTACAATCTAGTTGGCCCTGAGTCTGAAGTGGATATAACTGAATCGAAAGTGAGGGTGATGAAATGACTGACGCATTGTTTGCAGACATAATTTGTACACTCTTTTTCTTTTTCTTCTTTGGTTGTTTATTTTGTGCAGCCTTTGACATAAACACATGAAATCAATCAGACTATCTTCTAAAGTATGGGCAGACTTGGTGTTGTGTAAAAACAGTTTCAACAAACTTGGAGGAGATCATGTATCTATCGGAACTATTGTTGAAGACTTGGTAAATCGACACTTGTCTGCCTATTTAAGCTCTGAGCTATCTAAAAGAACAGCCAAGTTGAAAAAAGAACATGCAAAAAGAGAAGCAATAATCAAGAAGCATGTAAAATCAATTAAAGATGTATCATATCTTTATAAAAAATCTGCAACTAATGCAGATTTGCTAGTGAAATGACACTTGAACAATTACTTGATGTGTCAGTAGACAAGTTGGAGAAGATGACTGACTCGGAGCTTCTTGAACACATGAAGCCCTACTTGGAGATCGCTCGTCCAAATGAACCAGAAGAATTAAACATGGTAAAGAAGCGGCGTGGTCGCAAATTAAACCTTGAAACATTATCTTGAAAAAACAGAAGACAGGTACATCCTGAGAATAGATGCCTCTTCTTATCGTGAATCAACATGTGACTTGAAGTTCTACTACACCACAGTTCGTGGTCTGCGGAACAATCACATGAATCACAAAATGGAGTATGGCACTGCATATCACAAGGCACTTGAGGAATTCTATTCAAGCGGCGACAAGACTACCGCACTCAATCGTGCCTTGGAACACTACTCTAACCCTGAAATTGTTGTGCCTGAAACTGACTGGCGCACATCGGGTCATCTGGCCAACTGCTTGAATCAATACTTTGAAAATTATGCAGAGATTGATGGTCTTGTAGTTGACCGGCACATGGGCGAACCACTTCTTGAAATGAAGTTCGCGTATCCGTTCTATACAAACGGCACAGTTGATGTGTTGCTTTGTGGTACAATAGATTTTCTCGGCACTTACTTTGGCGAGAACATAATCTGCGATCACAAGTCCACGGCAGTCACAGCAATTGACCGTTACCTCAATGCCTATCGCATGTCCACACAACTGATGGCATACACGATGGTGCTACGCAAACTGTTCCCTGACCGCAACTACCAAGCCATTATCAATGGCATATTCTTGTCGCGGTCCGGCAAGAACAAGTTTCAACGGAGTGCAATTCTTGATTTCTCTGCTGATAGAATGGAGAAATTCGAGAACCACTTGACGCAGACGGTAAAGAACTTTGCTGACAATATCAGATTGGGATTGGAGAAAAACATGATTCCCTTCTTGCCAAATTTCAATTGTTGCGAGACAAAATTTGGAATGTGCAAATTCGCTAATGTCTGCAATGCAGGCGAACACGCCGAAGTTGTTATAGAAAATGAATATTATACTAAACTCTACAACCCATTAGAATTCCAAACATGAAAGATCCAGAAATAAAAAGACACGCTCTAGAATTGTTTATAAAGGAAGCTCCCAAGAAGTTTGAGGTTGGCATGATGGAACACAATCCCAAAGGAGACAAGGGAATGTGGCGCATGACGACTGAGCAACTTGTTGATTCCGCAATTGAAGAAACGATAGATCAATTTCACTACCTTTATGTATTGAAAGAAAAACTGAGAAGAGAGAGAGAACTAAAAGAATTAAAAGAAAGGCAAAAATGAACAAACCTCTAATTGGAATAGTCGGATCTAGTGGGACCGGCAAGTCAACATCACTGCGGAATCTACCGTCCAAGGATACAATTATTATTGACCTTGAGCGCAAGGGATTTCCATTTCAGGAAGCTAAAGACTTCCATGTAATCACAGCTACAACGTTGCCTGAGATAGACAAGGCGATAGACACAGCTACAAAAAATGCAGACATCGTTGTCATCGAGTCGTTCACCAAGTATTGTGAAATCCTCATAGACACAGCCCAGAAAATGTATAAGGGTTATGATGTCTGGTCATACTACAACAAGGCTATTCGCAAGATGCTTGAAAGCCTCAAGAACGAGAAGGCTATCGTTGTAATCACAGCCATAGATGAAATTGTCAAGGTCATGCAACCAACTGGCGGCGAGTATAATACCCGTCGCATCAAGGTGCAGGGCAAAGTACATGAAGGCTGCATAGAGAAGGAGCTACTCCTTGTTTTGTTTACCGAGGTGAGACGCGAGAAGGATTCCATCGAGTATTGTTTCCAGACAAATTCAGACGGGATAACTTCTGCAAAAACGCCGCTTGGTTTGTTTAAGAATCTATACATACCAAACGATCTCAACGAAGTTATAACTCAACTAGAAAAGTACTATGCCTAAACACAATTTAGTGGTGTTAGTAATAACCAATAACCCGCCAGTTAGAAAGGCTGGCACAGGTCTTGGGGATGACTGGGCAACAACCGCCACTAAACCTCGGCTCATTAACTCCTTGGTGGGTCGAGGAGAATTTCCAAACTTTCTTGCATGATGCAAGGATACATAAACAAATGCCTACTATAAACCTAAATGAAGTATCGGAGAACGCTAGACCGTTCTTACCCGCAGACACATACACGATTCGCATTGCTGATGCAGAATCGAGAACGTCTCAAGCTGGCAATCCTATGGTTGTCTTGTCTTGGGAAATTGTTGCACCCGAATCCATCGACGACGATGAATTGGGCAATGTGCGGATTGCTGGTTTGCAATTCCGCGAGTACTTGGTGTTCATGGAGAAGTCTGCCGCTCGTATAAAGCGTGTGCATCGTACTCTTAACCTGCCTCTTGAGTTGGATTGTGAAGATGAAAACGATCCTTGGGGTACGGTCAAGACTAATGCAGACCTATACAAGGGCAAGGCTGCTTACGCGACCATCAACACAGAGAAGATCACCAAGAAAAATGCCGAAGGTGAGGCAATGCTCGACCCTTCAACGGGTGATCCTATCACATTCAACGGTTATTCTGTTAATCAACTCTTGTCGGCTGCGCCCGATCAAGACATCGTATAAACACTAGATGTGTAGGTACAGATTGCTATTAAGATGCAACGAGACTATCACTCTCCATTGATCGCCTACACATTCATGAAAAACGAAGACTATCCGAAAGCTATTCTTACCCTGCTGCTCTATGTAATAATACTAATCCTAGTCAGCATGCAGCAAGAGAAGCCAGTTAAACATACTACACCACTTGGAATTACAAATTTTATATTTGATCTACCTCTGCAAAGGAAAGGATCAGGAATACGATGAAAGAAATACAATCAATAATAGATGAGGTTTGCGCCGAGCAACCCAAATACGCTCAAGCACTTGAGCGTTTGCGTGTAATTAACATGGACAAAACTGCCGAAGCCGTGGCTGATGGTTATTTGTCTGGAATACATGATGTAATCTTGATGCTTCAAGACTACCTCAAGGACAGTAAAGACGGTAAATCAATGCGTGACCAACTAAAAGAACAGGCACTTGATGCGGCACAAACCAACTCTAAACTACAGCGGTCTAACCGTAATACTCGATCAGCCAAGTAGGTTCGACAACTGCGAACTTATTTCTGGCTACGCAGGGCATCTGTTTCAAGGTGCATTGGGAATCCCTCGTCAGTCTTGTGACATTAGATTGCTCAAGACATTAGGCGAGGGATTTCTGCCTGACACAAAGGTCATCTTGTTGATGGGACAAAAGTCCCTCACAGCCTTTAAGAACATTCCACTAGCGGAACAGCGTGGTTGCCCTTGGTTGGCTCACAAGCGCACCTATCTGGCAACCTATCACCCTCAAGACGCCATTGATCGTAAGACCTACTTCAATCCATTGGCCAATGAGACAGAGATGGAGTACGAGACAGTTCGACACGGTAAGACCAAGCGTAGCAACTGGAGATTCTGGATGTTGCGCGATGTCTCCAAGGCTGCTCAATACCTAAAGATCCCAGCTGATCCAAGATCCGGCGAGCTAATCACATATCCGCAAGAACAGGATGTGATTGATGCGCTGACAAACAACAAGGGCAAGGAGATGTTCTTTGATATTGAAACAAATCCAAACTTGGAGATGACTTGTTTCGGTTTCTCTTTTGGTCCTGACAAGGGCTGGTGTGTGCCTATGCTACAAATCAATCACTATTATTATGACAACACTCACAAGATTCTTCGCGCCTTGGCCGTAGCTTTGCGTGATAACACCGTCATTATTCATAATGCCCTGTTTGATTTGTTTGTTATAGCATATCGCTACGGTATCCCTGCTCCAACACGGATATTTGATACAATGCTTGCCCAACATCGCTTGTTTCCTGAAGTAGAGAAGTCACTTGGTCATTGCATTTCCCTATACACAGACCAACCTTACCACAAGAACGAGGGTTGTTTCAATCCACAGACAAGTAGCCAATTCCAGCAACTCTATGAATACAACGTAAAGGATGTACTAACGATGGCTCTTATTAAGCCGTCAATGGACAAGCTGGCAAAGAGTATTCGTGCGGAGAAATCCATTGAACAGGTTAACTCTATGGTTAGGCCATACCTAACTGCGATGTTGCAGGGAATGCGGATAGACACGCCGGAACTAAAGCGGATCTTGATGCACAACGAGCGTTATCAGTTCCAGTTGAAACGCCTGTTGTCAGTCTTACTTAATCGTGAGTTGAATCCCAACAGTCCAAAGCAGGTATCCAACTATCTCTACGAAGGTCTTGGCCTAAAGAAACCTGACCGTGATCCAACCAATGAGAAAACGCTGCTACAGTTGCGCCTCAAGCACAATCTACCAGCCGTCTCGTTGATTCTACGCTACCGATCTGTTGCCAAGGAATCTGGTCAGATCAAGTTCCCGCCCTATGAAGGTCTGTATACAAAGCCAATGGTAGACAGGATCACAACTGCCTATAACTTGGCTGGCACAACAACCTACAGACTCGCAAGTCGTCGCTTGCTTGGTAAGTGGGGAACAAATGTACAGAACATACCCAAGAAACTGCGTAAGTTATTTATCGCAGATCGCGGCAAGGTTCTGATGCAAGTAGACCAGTCAGGTGCGGAGGCTATGGTTGTCGGTTATCTTTGTGTGCCGGGGAATTTTAGAAAATTGTTTCTTGAAGGAATTAAGTCGCATGTCTTCGTTGCCTTGCGTCTATTCTCCGATGTGTGGGAAGCCGAGCTTGGTCAGAGTATGGATGAATTCTGCTCTGCACCAGTTAGTCAGCTAAAGAATATCAAGGGCTGGAAAGATGTGGATGCAGTAATCAAGTCAAGCGACAACTGGCCAGCTAACCGTAGATATTACTTCATGGCAAAGATGGTTTGTCACGCAAGTAACTATGGAATGAAAGCACCAACCTTCCGTATCAACATGCTACAAAAATCTCAGGGCGCAATTGCGCTTGAGAACAAGGAAGCAAAACGCTTCCTTGCAACCTACCACAAACTATTCCCAGAAATCAGCCAATGGCAAAACGAAACAATCAGTACACTCAAAAGAACCAAGATGCTCAAGAATCTCTTCGGCTATCCAAGAACCTTTACCGGCTTTATTGACGAATCAATGTACAAGGAAGCCTATGCATTTGTACCACAATCAACTGTTGGATGTATCACTAACCTAGCCTTTGTCGAGCTACAAAACCGACAAGATCTTATGGATATGGGCGTTGACGTATTGCAAAATAATCACGACAGCGTCTTGCTCCAATGTTATGAGAAGGATGTCCCCTTTGTTGCAAAGGAGGCCATGAAGCACATGAACCGTAAACTCGTCTCGCCGCGTGGTGAACCATTTCAAATGCGTTCAGAAGCGTTGGTTGGACAAAACTGGAAAGATATAGATGAAACCGACAGTATCGTATAACGTAGAAGACACAAATATAAGTGTTGCACTGGACAAAGTCATAGGTGATGACAACTCATATCACGATGACTTACTTCAGATTACAGTAAATGGTAATACATTTGCATTGAGGCTAGAAGAATATGGAATTGTTGCAAACTTGGTAAGCCTAATAATATCTGATGAATAACCTTGAGAAGTGGCGGTTCTATCTCAAGGACATGGAATCCCCAGATCTCTTTATTGATTGGGGATTCTACAGTTTGATAAGTGCCGCCTTGCAAAGACGGGTCTGGTTGTATCCAGATTCAATGGCAATCTATCCGAATATATTCACGCTACTTGTCGGACCACCTGCTGCTGGCAAGTCCCGTGTGATTTCGCAGATTGCCGATATAATCAAGAGCGAGAAGCTGACTGAGCCAGACAAGAAAAAGAACAAGATGGTTCCCATGTTTCCATTTGGCGCAGACACAACAACACAGGAAAGTTTGTTGCGTTATCTGCGTGATGATTGCATGAGAAAGTTTGAAGTACTTGATACAAGGCTTGGTGGGAATGCAAAGCGCAAGCGATCACACTATTCAATTTGTTTTATGATTGAAGAGCTTGGCGTGTTGTTTCGCAAGAACTCTGAAGACATGGTGAATATGTTAAACCAGTTCTACGATGCTCGCTCTTATCATTACAAGAGTAAGCATCAAGGATCAGATGACATCACAAATCTTTGCGTGACAATGTTGGCTGGCACAACGCCATCATTTATTCGTGAAGCATTTAGTGACAAGATCATCTCGCAGGGATTCACTTCGCGTGTTATCGTGGTGTTTGGTCATGCGCCCAGATTCTTTCGACAATTCCCCGGTCTAACTGAGGAACAACGACAGTGTCGCAATGATATAGTTGACTATATGCTCAAGCTGCACAAGGTCACAGGTGAAGTTCGACTGTCGCCAGAAGCCTCGGAGTGGCATAAGGAGTTGTATGAGTCAGGTGCATTGTCGAAGAAACGGGTCAACAAAGATCCAAGGCTCGACAATTATTACGGACGCAAGAATGTTCATCTGTTAAAGACTGCCATGTTGATGCACTTCGCAGACAACACAGATCCCATCATCACACTTGATGACTTGAAGAAAGCGTTCAAGCTATTGACGATCACGGAACACAAGATGCACGAAGCTTTTAACACAGTCGGGAGAAATCCCATTGGTGAGGTTACAAAGCACATTCTGCGCTTTATTATCGACTCCAAGGCAGGTGTTAGATACAAAAAATTGTGGTTGAATTTTGTGTCCGAGGTAAGTAAACAAGAACTGGATCAAGTACTTGAGTTCCTTGTAACAACAGAGCAGGTTACAAATGCCGGTGGTTGGTTCACAGCCAATGTAGATGATGTCTACGACACGATGAGTTTTTAAGTCGGGTCAACCAAGGTTCTTTTTTATCTGCGGCTACAGTGTACCGCAGATTTTTTTCTGGCCTTGTTTGTTTATGAAGGACGCTTCGACCGACTATAATGATCTACCACGAGATCCAATATAGCGTAATACCATATCTCTTGCAGCCTCGGTCATGTGAAAAAACTGCTTCTCTTGTGCCATGACAGACTTCGCTTGATCTTTCGTGATGACTGTTCCCGGCATCATTTCGCCACCTGCAAAATCTACAAGTTTCTGACCAAAAGTTTCTGAACCAAGAAACGCAGGTTTTTTTCTATGCATCTTTGACTCAACTTTCGGTGAAGCCTTGAGTCCCAAGTATCTCATTCTTTCCAGATGCCTAGACTCTTCTCTGGTTGAAGGTAATGCTGGCGTAAAGCCTTGACCAGTTCTTGCATAGAGTGCTTGCCAATATTGTTTAAACAACCTTGACTGCTCTACTGGATTGTCAGGTCGCACCGACATCGCTTTCTCAGCAGCTTCCTTGACTGCTGCTGGTAATAATCTGCGAGCCTCGGCAACACTTTTTGCTCGTTTAAACGCAATTCTGGCTGGCCAGTCGTAAGGATTACTAATTCCAGCTGGTACACCGGGATCAAGTTCGCCTTTCTCCAGCGTTCTAAACTTCCGAAGCTGCGCTCTTGCGTTAAAGTCTGACATGTCATCAGACAATGTAAGGTGCTGCAAAGAGTAGCGCAAAGTCTGGTTAATACCCATCACTGTACTTCTAAAAAATTTCAACCAAGCCTTGGCAAAACCTTCATCAAATGCTGAACCAGAACTCATCAAGTGAAAGAAATCTCTGGCTATTGTTGTGGCAGCATCAGCGGCAGGGAACGTCAGGCCGCCGGGAATCCCCTCAAGAACTCCACGACGACTTGCCCTCACAACATCATGCAACACTGCTGACTGAAGACCAAAGTAACCAGCAAACGCAACAGAGTTTATAATTGCTTGCAACTGCTCCTTCGGGTTGTCCATTTGAATTGCTTCAATCAACTTCGGATCACTCTGAACCTTGTTTGCAATCTCCTCACTCAAGTACTTGATTGCTTCACCGCCAAGAATTGCGCCAAATGTTGCCTTAAGTAGCGGTAGAAAATCACCCTGTGTTCTTAATGGAAGCCAGATGTCCTTGGCCATCCTGTCTGATTTCTCTATCGACCAACGTGCAAGCGAGGTAAACATGCTGGGAACACCTCGTTGCGTGAACTTGGGTAGACCACGCATATCATAAGTGCCTTGATTTATTTCAACCCACGCAGCACCCGCTTGGTCCAACACCTCTTGCGGAATAGGCTCTTTACTTCCCACCCACTCCGACAAACTGACTCGTCTGCCACGATAGTTTGCACCACCGCCCATCTGCTGATCCAAGTTTCTTAACAACCTGTTGGCTGTCCAGTCACCAATACCTACATATTCAGTTAATCGCAGTCCTTGACGTAGTGCCTGTCTTGTCAACTGGCGACCCAGCGAGAATTGCAATGCTCTGGTGTTTCGTTCCAAGACAGATCGACCACCTATGACAAGCATCGCATCTGCCGCCTTGTTGATCCCGTCAGTAACTTCACTAACACTTTGCTGAGTCCACTCAAGGTTATTAAGCGCAGTCTTGTTTACACCCATCGTATGACTCTTAACGAAGGCATCACGCCATTCAAACATGTGAGTAACAAGTAATGGCAAATCCTGTGTTCGCATGTAAGGCAAGGCAAACAGATAAGAGGAGACGTAATCACGAAGACCTGCACCAAGACCCAGCCAGCTTGATGTAACCATTCGGTTAAAGTTACGCGACCACAAATCCCAACTCTCATAGAAACCAATGTAGCCCTGCATAAAGGCATCCAAGGAGTCATCACTACCCATCACATCCTTGTTGTATGTCTTGCCTTTCTGATTATCTACAATCTTTCCATCGACAACATTCTTTAAATTGAATGGCCCACCCTTCTCAAGACCCGGAATGTCTGGATCAGAATAATTCCCCAGTTGATCCGGGATACCCAAGATCTTCCGAGACTTCTCATCGCCCTCAATGTTTTTAAAGAATGCTGCATCCTTGGTAAACCGCACAACATATCGGGTCAACCGTTGCATGGCATTACGTTCAACCCAATTCTTTGGTATACCAAATCGACCCGTAGCCACACGCAACGCCTTATACTTTTGTGAACCAAGCGTGTGTTGTGTTGCCTTAAGGCTGTGTGCCATGTTGTCAAACATGACTTCAAACTTCCCGCGAAGCACAGACTCATTACCAAGATCAGCCCCCTCTGGATCAACGTCAGACAACGCTGTCTTCAGTTCATCCTTGTCAGTCTTCTTGGCAATCGACATCCAATAATCGACAGCCTCTTTCTTCAACGCTTGATGCTCTGGTGACTCGTCTGGAACCTTCATCAAGACACGACGAACTTCTTGGTTAATAATTTCTGGTGTATACTCCGCTGTGTATTTACCCGGCCCCAAGGTTCTTGTGCCATTACGAAAAGTTTCAACCAACATACCAATGTCATTCTGGTATTGTCGCGTGTCTCTGTAAATATTCTCCATCATGCGATCAAAATATCGCAACCGTGGATTGTTTAAATATTCCTTCAACAGATCCTCGTCGATGTTCTTTTGCAGGCCCATCTTTGAACGCCACCTGTCCAGTTGAAAGTCGCCAAGAGTGTTAAGCTCTGCCGGTGAGAGTTTAACTTCACTAAACGCAAGCATCAGCTTCTCCAAGAACTGACCACGCAACAGGTTTTCATCCTTGGTTGTAGCGTTAAGTTTATCAGCTATGTAGTGTGCCAACTCTTTGGATGACTTGGTTAAACCAAGTTCACGAACGCGATCAACGATTGGTCGCATCCCACGCAATGCACGTTGAAATGGTTTCCATGTTAGTGGCTCACGAAGTTTTGGGTCAGGTAAAGTCTTGAACCTCACCTCACGTTCTTTCTTTGTTCGATCATCCACAACAGTGGGAGTAACCTTCTTGCTGGAAGGTTTGATGCCTTTTAACAAGGCATCTGTGCGGCCTGTCTCCTCTGCTATAACTTCACCAAGACTAAAATCAACCTCACGATTTGACCTCGGCGGGACCGGCGTGGACTGCACACGTTCAAAGACATTCTTTAGACCCTTAATGCCTGTTGCGTTCTCTGCAAGTTGAGTCATCGCATCCAAGGCTGGCATACGAGCAAACATGGATTCAGACTCAGGTATTTTGCGAGCTTCCCAGTATTTCCTAATTCTGTTTGTTGGATCTTCTAATGGAAATCCCGGCAATGTAGCTGTCTGCGCTTCATTAACAGTCTTCGACAACGTACTTATCCCATCAAGAACGTCATAGGTTCCCTTTTCCATAGCACTCTGCATGATGTGCTGTGGCGATCTTGTTATGGAATAGAAATCTTCACGAACACGCGATCCAGTAAGACCAATCGTGTCCATCATTGCATCAAACTCACGCAAGAATTCTTCAGGTGTTCCCCAACGATTCCTTATAATCATCGTGTTGGCAAACTTCATGCGAAGATCGTCAGGCAAGTTTCGTAATGCACCGTGCAAAGCATTGCCTTGTCCCAACATTCGATTGCTATATAGTTCATAATTTCTCAGCATCGACTCGTTCTTGTTACCGAACCTTTGTGAGAAATTGATGTTCGCAATATCAAGCTCGTTATAATACTTGGCAATAACGGCTTGAAGTTCTTCTGGCAAATCATTACGAGCCGCAAATTCCACAAACCTTGTGACCATCTCCGGCTCAAAATCATGCGACCATCTCTCTGTCTTCAACATTCGACCCCACAAGCCTGTCAGGTCGTTCATCATATCCTTGTTGTTGGCCAAGTGCCGATTCAACATGTGTTGAGCCAAGACCATGTCAAAGCTGTTGTCTACAGTTGGTACGTTTATGCGTATTTCATTTTTACTATGCGCTCCCGTGGGAAGATCTGGCTGACTTGTCTCAAGGATAATATCAACCTGCTCATCCTCAAACATCTTGAATATCTGCTTAAGCGCACCTGTGTTACGCTGTTGCAGACCCTTCATCATCTTTTTGTAGTTCTTTGGATAGTCAGGCAACTCAGCAAAATTAAATGAATCAAGGTACTCAAGGTCGCCAGTATACTCTGTCCTGTTTACCACACCTGCCTTCAGCTTGTTTATATTGTCAGCATACTTCTTTGCAAAACCTTTTGGCATGTCTGGAATATTGAATATCTCAGCAACCTCCTTTGGTATCGCGTATGCATTTGCTGTTGATGTGTACTTAACTCCATCAACAACAAGTGTAGACTTGGAGCTTTCATCGGGAGCAAGTTGAAGATCAAATTCCAATCCCTGCTTTGCCTTAACGTAAGCATCCAGCTTTGTGCCTTCATGTGTGTTTATATCCACATCAGTCAGGGGATTCCTGTCAATCTCCATCCGTTGTGCTATATAATCAAGAAGCTCAGTCTTCGCGGCTGGACTGTATCGCGCAGATGAATCACCTTTTTCACGACTCTTAACTCTAGCAGTCCTTTGTACATCCTCATACCACCGACGCATCTTCGCAAACTTACCCTTTGGTAAATTCCGCATCCGAAGCAAGAGTCGTTCACCAGTTTCTTGTGCAAATAATTCAAGAACTCGATTCTTTTGGCTTTCAGTAAATGCCTCACCCGATTCTGTCTTTGTCGGCTTTCTTAATTTTATTTCTGGATGATCTGCGTATAGATCCTTAAGCCATTTTATTGCTCGCTCACTCTCAACTTTGTTGGATGAACCAACCAAGTCACGAATAAACACATGTGCAAGTTCGTGAAAGGGTGTTTCTGGATTCATGTCGTGAAGACTGAGAATAACCTCACGACCTTTTCTTGGAGCAAAGCCCAAGATACGATTGCCTTCTTTTGTTACAAGCTCATCTGTTGCGACTCGCAGGGAAACATTTCGCCTAGCTGCAAGATTTTTTACTGACTCATACATGTCGCCAAGATTGGCGGCAATCTTCTTCTTAAGTTCAGCTTTTATATCTTGAGGCGTGATACCAAGTTCCTTGATATAATCAGTTGCCGCACCCAATCGCATTTGCTTTTGCAAACTGGTCAGCTTGGCTTCGGGCAAATCATCAACCATCTTGTCTATCTTGGCTTTACCCTCCTTCAGTACTGACTCTTTGATTGGTGTATCTAGCTTCTTCTTGCTTAATGCCTCCTTAATCTTGGGATCAGTTCGGTGTAACTCCGTGGCCAACTCTTCTGAACTTGCTTCCGTGTCAGGCTCAATGGATTTCTCTGCGGCCTTCTTTGCATCTGCGTCACCCTTCTCTTTGATTTGATGAGACTTTTGGTACGCATCAATTAATTCCTGTTGTTGTTGCGGCGTTAAGTCAGCTTCAAATTTTAAGACAGCTGGATCTTGCCTCTCAACGGCTATCGGACCAGAGAATCCCGCTTCTGTTTTAGGCGTCACCTCAACAAAATCCATCTTGCGAGTTTCATCTGCTTGAGCTGCCTCCGTAACCGGCTCTATCTGTTGCCCCAAGACTTTCTTGCCATGCAACACGGGCTTGGTAAATAAAGCACCACCAACAGTGGATGCAACTAATGCACCGGGAAGAAATTCACCCTCGGCAATTTGTCGGCCACCTTCAAATGCAAGACCCATCCCGGCCCCAACACCTACATTTTGTGTGACAAAATCGGCAACCTCTTTATTTACCTTACCTCGACCGGCAGTTTTAACAATTTCACCAAGACCAGTTAATGTTCTGGTTGATGGACCAACGCCACCACCCAACGCACTGCCAACAACCTCACCGGCTGTGTATGCAGTGGGATGTTGTCGTCTTAATTCTTGGTGTTTTAGCTGGGCAGCTTGTTTCTCATCCTCAGTTCTTGTCAGGTCAAGTACAGCTTCCTGACCTTCGCGTGTGACAACATCACCAATCAAGGCTGCGCCTACAGCACCAACACCTTTAATTGCTTTCCCGGGTAAACCGGGAAGTGGAAGTTTAGATAAGCCAGTTAAAGCACCCTTTAACCCAAGTAACGCACCTGCTCCCGGTATTATATTTGTCTTGGCTCCTTGCCATGCTGCGCCAAGTGAGCTTGTTTGTTCAGCTATCTGTTGAGCTTCGTACTCTTCTGGAGTGTAAACAGGATAATCGGCAGGTAATCCATGCTTTCTGCGAAATTTTTCCTTCTTTTCTTCAAGGGTCATGGACGATATTCACCTTCAACGTGACTCTGTCTTGGAGCAATAAGTTGCTGACCACCTTCACTACCAACAGTTGCGCCTTGAGCGCGAGATCGGGTTGTCTCATCATCTATAAAACCTTCTAAACCGTAAGATGAAAAACCTGTATTGCCAGATTGTGCCTTAATAACGCTGTGTAAATCTTGTGCTTGTTTTATGTAGGTTTGTGAATTATTTGGATCTTGTATTGAGAGATTAAGTAACCTACCTATTTCAGTCATAAAGTTGGTTGTTACTTCATTGCTTACTCCTTTAGCCTCAAGTTCTCCTTCAAGTGCGGCAGCTTGTTGCTGAATCATATCAATACGATCATCAACTGTTTGCTCCTCATAACGTGCTTTTGATTCAGCAGAAACATTGCCAGCCATTTGTTGCGCCATAGCTCGTTGTCTAGCCCACTCATCAAGTGATAAACCGCCGACATCTCTATCGTCAGGATGAATACCCCAACCAGCAGCACTTGGATCTCGTCTTAAATCTTGCTGGTAATCTGCAAAACTTCCCTCACCTGTTCCGTAAATACCACCGGGACCATATTGTGTGGCAATACTCTCTGCATCTCTCGCTAACGAGGCTTCTCGTTCAGCTGCGGCTCGCTCTGCTGCGTCTTTAGCTTGCAAAGCATTCATGCCTCGCGCCATAAGCTGTCGCTGAATTGCATCAACAGCATCCAACTCTCCTTCAAGCGCACCACGTTGCATGATTGGGCTGGCCGATGGCTCTTGATAAAAGCGATCAAAGTACTCCAGTTCATCTGGAGATGCGCCCTCACGAAATTTCTCAGCCCATTCTTTGGCTTGTCGCCTTCTTTGTGCTACGTCAAAAAAGCTAGACATAATTAACCTCTCGGTTTTGGTGGAAATAGTTGATCGTAAACAGCTTGACCTCCAGATGTTCCTTGATTAGAGCTTCTAGTAGTTGCTGCGGTTTGTTGTAATGCCTCATAAGGTGTGGTAGTTCCGAATGTCATTTGACCGGGAACATTCTGTACTTGAGTGCCAGCCATTCCTTGTTGGCCTTCAATAAGTCCCGGATTCACGCCACTTTTGAAACTTGACGCGACTGGTGCTGTTTGCGCCAACGCTTGTGCAAGTCGTTGTTGTTTTTGCGCCAAGGCATCACCAAATTGGTGAGATGCTCCAATAACATCCATATTAGATGTTCGACCTACACCAATACCCATGCGACCTAGACCTCGCTCAATATTCGCCATCTCTGAACCAGACAACTTGGTTGGGTCTTGTGAAGCCAGTAATGCTTGAAAACTTGCAGCTTGTTGTGCTTGAGTTGGGTCAAGATAAGGAGCAGCAGCATCTTCAAATGCACGAACACCTCTACCAACAGTCTGTACAGTACCAGTTTCGGGAGCATAAACATCAGCCGAAGTAGCTGCACCAGCCATTCTTCGTTTTCTTCCAGCCTCTATTTGCGCTAAATTCTCTATTTCCAGCTGTCCCGGCTCACCTGTGCGAAGAACTTTTTGATTACCTTGTTCATCAAATAAAATATTACCATGCTCATCTGTCTCCCATTTGGTAGACAAACCATACATTTCCCTATTGTAGAACTCACGACGACCACCTCCAACATCTGTAAAAACAGTATTACCTTCTGCATCACGCTTTACATTACCGGCAGCGTCTCGTTCAATTTTCTTACCGTTGTTTAATAAATATTCAGCATCACGCAAAGCTGTTTGCTCTACATTGAACGCATCGACTTTTGATTTAACATATTCAGGTAGAAATCTTTGAAAATCTTTCCGCATATTTTCTGCGGTTTTCTTGTTATCACCATCTGCCAGCTGTTCTGCCAGTATGTAAACCATAGAAAGCTCAACAAGATTTTTTGGGTTAAGTAAACCATCCTCACCCATAGTACCCTTCAACGAATTTACTATGGGATCCCATAAATGCTTTTTACCCGCATCTATGCCAGTCTTTCCCCAATCTATAAGTGTATCTAACCAGTTTGGCATGATGTTATGTTAATATACCTGCGGTACGCAGAACGCTTTTTAAGTGGTTAATTTGTTCTGCCATGTCACAAAGCACGGCAATGATCTCTGCCTTGGTCGGATGTGCGGCATCCGAAGCAGTGAAACCTATGGCGGTGTGTGCCGCCGCTGAACTACAAGATGTACCCCCAATAGATGCAATGTCGGCTGATGCAGCAGCCTTCTGCACAACACCATCGGTACTGGTTGTCGCGTCTGGTACTGTCAGACCGTCAAGCATGGCGTTTGCCGCCGCTAGATCGGCAAACAACGTGGTCGCATCTGTAAAATCTGTATGAGATACATTAACTGACATAAGCCTGTGATAACATTGGATTCATTGGAGTTAAATCTTGTGTTGTAAGTTGGATATTAGACAGGTTAATTCCATTAGTCCATTTAAGTGCATAAGACACTTTCCAACCCTGTTGACCCCCTTGAAAGTTGTAAAGTAAATTTTGTATTTGCTTCGGACCACTCCAGTTTGTAGACAACTTAACCGGAAAGTTAATTGGCGTGGACTGTGCAGATAAAGATTTGGTTTGTGAACCAGCCGACGAGTCTGGTGTTGTTTCGTCGTTTACACGCTGAATTGCAGTAACCGACGAGGCCGATTGTAGTTGGTTAAATAACAAACGAAGTTCCTGCGGCTTCTGTTCGACTCTGGTATCGTTGGTGCAAAACGCTCTAGTCTCAACATAGGCTGTCGCATAGTTAGAACCTTCGTATAGTTTAATACACTTGTAGGCTGGCTCTTTAACCCCGTCAACAAGATTGGTTGTTGTTCCGTGTGTGATTGCAAACAATTCACGTTTGTTGTTTGTCTCTATCTTGGCAAATTCTATAACAGGTCCAATGTTACGATTGCTGTCATCGGTGAGTTGATCGAAACTTACAAACTGCTGCGTAAGTGTATCATAAACGAGAATCCCATGACCAAAAATAGTATTACAAGCAAATAGAGCGTAATCATCATATACAATGGCGGCACATTTTCGAGTATCTTGAACCACTCCCTTAAACAATCTCGCAACCTTGAGAGAAAAGACTGAGTTTCGTCCTTCATTTTTCGACTGCATCACGGCATTAAACGAACGCAAACCTTCTGGATCAATAAACGCAAAGTCACCCAACAGATCAACGAATGAATGCTGATTAATTGAGTTGGCAGTAAACAGGAATTGTTTTTTGAACATCGGTTCAGCAAACAAAGTAAAACTATAATCCAAAGTTACACTGTAACTACCGCCCTTTGTTGAAACAAACAGTGCCTCGTTGTTTAGAACCGTGAGTGCTGTGATTTCATTGTACCCAACTGTGTATGAAGTTGCCGGTGCGCCTCCAACTGACTCAACGGCAGTTGCTCCAGTATCATCCTTTATCTTGTGACCATTCGTGGTGATGGCCACTACAAAATCCATTGGACGACCACTCACGCTGTGGTAAATCTCTGTCCCGTCTGGACTAACAACAAATAGTTTGTTGTTAAAGAAAGCCATCTGTCTGCCAATCGGAATATATTCGCGTGATGTATAGGTTCCATCAACCCACTCATCGTAAGTCTTTGCTGCCCGATCACTGGCAACTCCTCCCGACAGTTCTATGATTCTCGGTTGACTGATGCCGTCCTGAACAATAACACAAGCGACTGTCTTTTGTACGGGATTTTCTGTATCCAGTTCAAGTGATGCACCGGCTACACTTGTTTCTTTACGCAGAAAATTTTGCGTGGAAGCTGGAACAGCTTGAACAAAAATCTCAGCTGTCTCATCCATAGTGCCACCCGGATAAAGAACGGCCCAAGTACTATCTGGATTTAATGGTTTACGATACTTGCAGCCACCCTTAAAGAATAGAAAAACAAATTCACCAATCGAATAAATATTTTGAATTGGTGGGTTGGTTGTAAATGCACCTATGTCACCAGAGATGTCATTGACATTCTTGATACCTTCCAATGTGCCAAAGCGATTGCGAACATTCTTGGCAAACTTATATTCATCCTGACCCAGTCGATTGTCGTCAACCGACATGTTCATTCCACCAACAAACGAGTGTTGTGCGTAATCAGCCACGATGATAATGCCAACGTCTTGACAAGGTTATATTGTCATGCGGATGTCTGCCAAATTGCATCATGCGTTTTTGACCCCGCTCCAAATCAGCAATTTTACGACCCAAATCACGAGTCACTTTGCCGTCATAAACCACTGACTCTTGTATCTTGCCCTGCTCCTCCAAGAACAACTGCATCATCTTGTGCATCACAATGTTCTCAAATCCGTAAAGCGGAAATGGATCATTGTCGCTCTTGATGTACTTCAACTTCTTCTTGTACAGAACCTGCAGAGTGTGTGAGTCATCTTGTGCAACCGTGTCATCCCACGGAAACTCGGAGATGTCCACAATCAAGTAACGAGCTTCTGTCTGGTCATGTGCTATTTCTGAATAAACAACTGTATTATCAGATGTCCCAACCAACTTGACCAAGCCACCACTATCTTCTGCGTGATTTCCGTATCTTTCGTTGTCCGTGTCGTATCGCCTAAAACTTGTAATACCAGATATTGTATGCTGCGTTGCCAATGTTATAGCAGTTGAATCTGGTGACGACCCTGAGTGTGCGCCGGGAGTTATCGTAACAGTCTGTCGATCTGATGTAGATGTTTCAAATGTAATGGCAAACTTTTCTGTTGCTGCAATATTTGCATAAGCAAGCAACGTCAAGCCTGTTGCAGTTGATCCCCTTGTACCTGTTGTCGTTGATGTTAGGGATTTCTTGAGTGGTTCATAACCAACAACACGCCAGCAACGACTGTCACTTCGCCAGTTGTTCTGGTTATACTCCGACAGCATGTTGTTAATACTCCATGTGAGCTTTGACTCCTTCTCGCGCATGGCACGAATTGCATGAACATCACGACTCAACGCAATCCGTTGTTTACCGGCAACGTAGAATTCCTCCTCAACCAACGAACCGGGAATATCCACCTGCTCATAGATGGACTGCATTGCCTCGTTAAGAAAATCGAGAATGATATAACGCTGGTTGTCATCACCTGCGTTAAGGCCAACCTTGCGACCAAACCTGTCTATAATATACTCGGCACTCATCGTTTAGTAATGGCTGAAACCGTTGGCTTGGTTCTTTTTGTTATTGCCGCGACTGTGCTTGCGTCCCTTTTTACGATTGCGCTTTTTGCCTGACCTGACCTCTTCGTTATCGCTGTCCAACTCATTCCTTAATTCCCTTACAGTTTCCAACAATTCATCAAGATCATCACGCAACTCACGACAATCATCTGCGCTCAATTTCATACTCCAGTCTTGCCACCTTTTTTAGTGCGGCCCTTGTGAACTCTGGAGCCGCTTCCTTTGCTTTTTGGAACTCTGGGTGACTTGCCAGTTCCTTCACTCCCTCCAACCGTGGTGTGCTGCACCCGCTCACCATCAATAAGAGCATCAATATGACCCAGCTTGTCTTCAAGCCGGTTCTTTGCGTTGGCTTCCTTAAGTGCATCTGCAAGTTTGTAGACCAACCGTTCCAACGACGGTATGGCCTTAAACAACGCTGCAAGTAGTTTAACTACCCCCATTGGTATCGCTCTTCACGCCTTTCCTCAAGAAGACTGCAAGCAACGAGGTGATAACCACATTAATCATCACACCCATTTCCATCTCTCCTGAGAAATAAGCACCTACAGCCGCGAGAATACCTCCGACTGCCGTCATATATGTTTTTTTACCTTGTAACATCACTTCTTTCTATTCTCCAGTAGTTGTTTTAATTTAACTCCAATATATAATAAGGACAAAATGCTGATTCCGACTTTCAAAAAGTTATCCATGACGACAAGCCAGCTTCCCAGTCCTGTCGCACTCGCAATTGTAACTTTGATGTCATCTAGGTTCATGCAAAAACTTTTCAATAATCATTTGCTTGGCAACTTCTATTACACCAATCATCTGCTCCATTGTCAAGTCAAGCTCCTGTTCAGAATACTCAACTGCCTGACAGATTCTTCGCGTAAACTCATCTAGCTGTTGTCTCTCAGTCATACTTTGCCGCGCTTTCTGGAACGAGCCTTTCTGTCCTTATCAAACTGTTTGTAGCCTCTCTCAACTTTACGGCTTTTAGCTTGTTCTTTAGCTCTAGCTCTTGCTCCTCTTTGCTCTTTTGCACCAGCTACAGCTTTTTTACGTTCTGACTCTGCTTTACGCCGACCTTTTTTAACTTTAGCTCCTTTGTAGGTTTTTACATGGGCATCTTGTTGCGAAGCTGCTCTTGACCTACGCCTTGTTTTTACATGTTCATCCAACTGTTTTCCTGTGGATTTTCCAGTACTACGCTCTGATCCCGCAAAAGGATTCTTTTTGCTGGACTTGGTTTTTGGCTTTGTTTTAGTTCCCTTACCTGCCTTTGCGCTAAATGGATTTGGTTCTTTTATCTTACGAACTTTACCACCTTGACGGCTCAATCCTTGCGCCTTCAACAACTTGCGATCAGCTTTCTTCAAGCCAATTTTGGCCTTTCTTGCGGCACGTTTTGTTGCTTTAGCGGCTTTCTTTGCAGCTTTCTTTGCAGCTTGTCCTGTTACTTTAGCACCTGTAAGTGCTTTAGACCCTGCAGTTTTTGCACCTCTAGCAAGAGCTTTTGCACCTGTCAAAGCACCTCGGCCAACACCACCACCTAATGGTACTGTAGCAGCTGTTATTGCTGCGTTTGTTGCCCATTCTGCATCAGCAAGATCTCCAGTCAAACCAGCTGCAAGATCAGACATGCTACGAGCTTCAGACATTTGATTCTTTAACCGTTGCTTAAGAGCGGCGCGTTGCGCTGGCGTTCGTAAATTACGAGGAGCCATTCCTTTAGACGGATTTTTACGCCAATCCGCAAATTTCTGAGCGTCAGTTTTTGGTTTAGCTTTTTTCGCTACTTTCTTTGGCTTACTTTTTGTTGAAACTGACTTTGTTGGGGATTTAGTTGAAGGTTTGGTTGGTGCAACACGAGCTAGTGCTGATCCACCGGGGCGTTTTGTGATGGTCACACCTTGCCTAGAAATAGTCTTTCTAGGTTTAGATCCAGCTGAAACATTACGCCGAGCCTGTTCTTTAAGTTTCTCTGCAACTTTACGTTTACGCTCACGTTTTGCTGCTCCAGTCTTTTTGGCCATGTCCATAAGACGTTGACCACCTTTTCTTCGTATTGCCATAAATTTAACCTCCCGGTAATTGTTTAACTACGTTGTTTACCATGTTGTCTTTTTGTAATGGTGTCCTTGAGACTGGTTGCCCTGTCGGACCAAATTGATTTTGCCACGGTTTATAACTCGGCGGTCTTGCCGGTGCTTGGCCTGTTGGACTTGTGCCGGGACTCGGTCCTTGCTGGCCAGACATCACCGCCCTTATGTTTGCGTTGATCCTATTTTGTGGGCTGATCGCTTGCACATTAGATTGCGGTAACATCTGTGGCCCCATCTTCTGAATAGATCGACCACCCGTATCTTGACCCCAGTTGGGATTAGATGGACTACTGCCGTAATTTGCTGGACCACTTGTTTCTATAACATTACCTCTTGGCGCAGGTGCAACAGGTTGATACCAAGGATTTGATGGGCTTTCTGGATAAGTTTGACCCCTAACGGGATCACCACCTACGCTTGTTGTTCCTCCGTAATATCTATTTGGATCATTCTGAACAGTATATCTATCTTCGTATGTCGGAGCATTTGCCCACGGTGCTGATGGACTCCTTGATGCAGCACCACGCCATGCAGAGTGTGTAGTCCAAGGGCCGGGTTGCAAATCTGGCACTTGGCGTTGAGCCATTGGGTGTGACGGACTTGTCATGGGCGGCGACATCTGTATCTGGCGAGCGTGTTCTTGCGCTGCCGCTACTCCTTCTGGTGTGTAAGGATATTCTACTCCTCCTACGTTAGGCATCTGATTTTCCTTGGTATTCTATGTCAAAAAACGGCGTGTCTATTTCTAAATTA